CCAACTTCGAGCGCCGCATCTTTCACACCAGGCTTTCGACCGAACTTATCTTTGAAAAATGTACCCATCTCACGCCATGCGGTGTTTATAACTTCTTCGGGAATATCTTCGACATCCATGACGCGTGCACATGTCCCAGCAGGTGAAGACTTGTGCTTCAGTAGCACGCACGCAAATGATCCGACGTATTCCCAGTCACGATCTTCAAAGACGGGGCCGAAAGACTTGAGCGTTTCCCAGGCTTTTCTAGCCTTTTCTGAGGATGAATCAAGTGTCTCACGATGCACGTCACGTTTAGTTGAGAGCCCAGGCCTGGAAGCTTTGAGAGCGTTCAATTTTTTACTTGTGTCTTCTGTGTCCATGTTCCCCTGTTTCTGTGTAATCAGAAGTCTTGCACTCCAAAGGATTTCATGTAAAGAAAAAATGATGAAAGATTTTGAAATATCTGTGACTCGACGTGGAAAGAAATACGCTGGAATATATCCGTGCCCTGAGGGAACGCTGGAAGCGATTCAGAAATACGGTGATGACTACGTGTTCAAAGCGTTCGTAGAAAAATGGACACGAGATCGACAACAGGATTTACTTGTCGACTCTCGTGCGAAAAAGGTTCGTTACTTGCGATTGGATCTCAGGAAGTTGAGCGCCTCGGAGCTTGATTCCTTGAAACGCTCTGGGCTTATGAAAGGCAAGCTTGTGAAGGAAGAAAAGCCCGATGAGAGCAGCATCAATGATGCCGTCGTGCCTGACGTGCCCCAGCTCGGGGTAAAGTTTAGAAAACGCAAAGGCTGATCTTTTCTTCGCAAGCCCCGCACCTTGAAGCTCCATCGGAGCCATCGTCGAGAATAGTTGCGTCCAGATCCGTGGTGAAATGAATTCGGGCACGATGGACTTCGTCGCTAGAATCCCTAGTAAAACGCCGTAATTTCTGCCGAATGAAAATGTGGCACGCGCTGCTGCTCCGTGGATTGCGTGGACTTCTTCCAATGCCCAGTTTGGGGTCGCTGCATGGGATAGAAGAAGGCTGGCGAGGGGAGAGAGGATCAGGCCTGGGGAGAAGGGGTGGGTTCCTACGATGCTCCCGTCTTGTGCGAGGGTTACGAGTGCACCTTTTGAGCCTGGATCGAGGGCTGCGATATATGGCGTTTCATCCATGAGAGAATAGAGTCAGGGGGGATTGGTTTCATGGCAAGTAGAAAGTTACTTCTGTGTGCTGCGGTCGCGGCTTATGTTTTTCTCTGGTCCTGGTCAGCACTGGGTCGAGTACCGCGTGGAAAGCTACCGACGTGTGATCAGCTTTCGTTTTACGCATCGAAAGAATTTCAAGAAGCAGCCTTTTTTACGTGCATTGATGAGGGAATGAAGCGTGTGTGCGATGTGCGTGGACGCAAGGTTGATACGGATGACTGTCTTAAGGCAGTAGGTAAAATTTGTCGCGAAGCACTCTCGGAATTCAATCAGGATCTAGCGCTCATGAAGCGTCGCCTTAGCTGCAAGTAGTCTATTGCATTCCCTGAGAGAGAAATAGAAAGGGCCCAGCGAGTCTTGACGACTGGTGAGCCCTTGTGAAACCTAACTAGCACGCAAATGCTATTGCTGATGTCTTTTCTCGCAATTCTGCGAAACATTAGCAATAGTAAAATACAAATTTTTAAGGGGATGGACATCAATGGCACGCATTCGTTATTTGAAACCTGAAACGGCAACTGATGAGGTTTTAGCTAAGGTTTCCATTTTAGCGCGACTTTTTTATCGAGATCTTTGGTGCCATATGGACCGTCAAGGCGTGGTTGAGAACTCCCCAAAAATGCTCAAAGGTAAGATTTTTCCATTCGATGATTCCATCACTGGGAAGAAAGTTGAGGGATTAATAAACGAATTAGTCGGGATAAAGAGATTGTTCAGATTTATTTACAACAATAAAGATATGTTATTCTGTCCAAGTTTGAGGAAGCATCAAAATTTCCATCCAAGTGAGCGACCTCATTGGAATATTCCGGAGAGCAACTTACTAGCAGCTTGTAAGCAACCTGCTGAGCAGTATACAAGCACAATGGGTAATGGGGAATTGGTAATTGGTAATGGGGAAGCCTCCGAGCAGCTGCGCTGCGTCGAGGGCGCCGTCGGATTGGAGGATTTCTGGGGGATATTTAGAGACAGAGGAGTTAGCTCGGATAATCAGGAAAAGTTACTTAGGGCATTTCCTGATCCGGTTTGGGTTCGGCATGAAATTCACAAAGCCATTTCTTGGGAGTCAGCAAATCCAAGACGGAAGAAAAAAAACTTTGCGCCTTTCTTGCACCGCTGGTTAACCAAGGGCTGGGATCAATTTCGTTCAACGCCGTCTCCCTCAATTCGAAAAGAAGTGTCAGCTGAGGAAGCTCTGAAATTAATTGAGGCTGGAAAATTATGAGCGGAAAAAAAACCGAACCTACTCATATTGAAAACATGAGAGACGTATTCGAAGCGATGATGGAAGATCGGATGAATCCTCCGCCTTCGATTCTTCTCCCCAATTGGCCGATCTTCAATCAGATCACGGGAGGCTTTCGCATGAATGAGTTTTCAATCATCACGGGATCGACTGGTGTTGGGAAAACGACTGTGTTAGCAAATATTTCTTATCAGCTGATGTTAGCTCATGCAAAACAACTCGTGATGTCGGTAGAAACTGGAGCACGTGATTACATGGCAAGAGTGACAAGTGTATTCGCTGGTCTAGATTTAAATACTGGCGAAGCTGTGAAGCCTGAAGTGTTCTCGAAAATCATCGACGATCACCAGCAACACATTCTTGGAAATTCTACTTTCTTTTCTCTCTACGAAGATCGAATCAGTGTGGAGCAAATCAAACAAGATATTAAATACGCAGTAGATAAATTCGGAGTGCAAATAGTATTCATAGACAATTTAAATTATCTGATGGAAGTAACAAGATCGATCGATGCTGTTATCGAAATGGACCGAGTGATTCACGAGCTGATTGTATTTTGTAAGCAGACGAAAGTTCACATCGTGATGGTAATGCATGCGAGGAAGCCAGATTCAGACAAAGTAGATTTTGGAAGACTTGAAAATGAATTTCAAATCAAGGGAAGTTCAACAGCTGTGCAAGAAGCACAGAATGTTTTTTTATTTAACCGACCAAGAAAAAGAGATGTGGAAGATGGAAAAAGAAAATCAACAGACAGAGAAATTATCTTTGCAAAAATGCGCAGACGCGGAACGTATATCGGAGCTGAGCTCGTCTTCGAGAATAGGAATACGAAATACTTCGAAAAGTCATTTTCTAACTTTTCTGGGAGCCTTGACTAGAATTCATCAGGAAATAAATGCACTCGGAATTAAAGCTCAACATGGATTCGGTGATGGTCTTGAGGATCCTGAGATTCTTCTTGGAATGATTGGTTCAAAAATAAATAATGGTAAGACTCACGAGGAAGCAGTTAGTAAATTAGAGTCTGGCGAAATTACAATCGAAGAATATTGTGATCGCATGATTAAACTCGTTCAGGAATTTGCAAGACTAGTTTCAATCACTAAGTTGCACAGTAGCATAGATAGATTTCAGGCTAAGAGATTAGCTGAGAGAGTTGAAGCCGCATCAGGTTTGAAAGTTGATCCATGGCTCGCAGAAAAATATGAGAACATGCAAAAAGAATTCAATCAGTTTCGGGAGATACAGAATTAACTTTCTTTTTAGCTTTAACTTTCTGAAACTGATTAATCTCTGCAAGCTGTTCATCGGGACTCAAACCATTCCATCGATCTGCAAGCATCACGAGTGAGCCTCCATTCGGAAGATACACGCGAACGATTCCTAATTCTTGGATTACGTCATCGAGGACGATTCCATGCGTGCGACATACTTTCGCATACTCACGAGAGAGATCTCCCCATGTGAGTGTGGAGGCATAAAACTCACGAATGTATGTGAGCTGTTCACGGAGCTTCGCACGCAAGCCATCTAGCCATGCTCCACGCTCAAGATTACTTAACTCTTTTTTCGCTGCCATCGTCGCCTCCATCACGCTTCGAGAATTGATATTGAAATAGTGGCATGTCACTCATGGTTCGAGATTCATTGTCGATGATCGTGAGATGTAAATTGCCATGAACTATTGTGAGAATGAATTGTCGATCTGACTTTTCAGTAGGGTCAGCAAAGTGAACATCAAGATCTTCGTGAAGCAGATTCAATCCGAGCTGCAACGTGGGTGCGAGCAATACATGCGAAACGGAGCTTTGCAGGCTACCAATTGCGCCATGAAGAAAGGTCCTAGCAATCAGCTTTGCAATCCCATCCTCGCTGCCCCCTTCCACGTAAAGGCGCAGGAACGCATTTCCATTGGCACCAATCACAGAGATCTTCGATCGGAGGATTCTATTTCTAAGCTGCATTGTCGCCATCCCAGTTAGAGTCGCAATTCATACAGAGACCATTCAATCCATCTTCAGCGTCAGCTGATTCGCAATTCTTGCACACGCTCTCCATGCATGGGACACATAAGTCGTAATGGTTCATTGGTGAAAGTACGATCTTCCCGCGATGACCGCATCGCTCGCATTTCTTCTCGACTCGGAGTCGTCTTGCTTCGTCTTTCGTGATCCCAACCATCAACTCGAAATAATCTTTACCGTCACTCATGATCTATTTTCCTCTCAGTAATCGGATTGCATGTCCCGCATCTCTTGCTAACTTGCATCCCGTGAATGCTGAAGTCGAAAGAATTGCAATCATGATTGCTATTGCAAATCGATTCATTTTGACACCTGCTCAATCTGTATTCGCTGCACTGGCATTGCAGTCGTATTGAAGTCGCCCTGACGTCCGAATGCTCGCACCTTGCCGTCTTGAATCATCACGTAGTAGGGGCTCGGACGATTCAGAATGCGGTTATCGCTCGTTTCGAATAGTCCGTAGTTCAGGAATCTGATGCCTGGCGCTTCGGATACGCTTGTGGGGTCACCCATGACCTCCAGAACTGAATCCTCACTCATTCCCAATCGAAGGTGTGCAATTTTCCCAGACGTCGCACAGCCGCTCCAGACGACGAATAAGGCCATTAACGAAATTAGTTTAATTACTCTCATTTTGTTTTCCCTTTCGATTTAGGAATTGGTTTGACTATCTCGACGACTTCAATTTCGTCTACCGTCTCCGAAGGAGACTCCGGATTGCTAAGTACGATCGTCGTACAGATTGCATTGAATGCGATGAATGCGGCGATGATCATTTTGCTCTCCAACTGCAAGTGAATGCACTACCGAATTTCTTACTGAAGAACTTCGCCGTATCAACTCCGAGTTGTTTCAGTGTTTCAATTGCTGAGTCGCGATTGAATTCTTTCTTCTCGTTGTTTGAATACTTAATCCAGTACGGTCCGAGTGGAAGTTCTTTGTCTGCTGTGTTCATAGCTAATAGTCGCAGATCCTCTTCGAGCTCTAATTGCTCTGACTTGTAGCCGTTGATCAGGGCCTGTAATTCTGCACATCGCTGTGCTTTTTTTTCGGGAGTCATGATTTGTTTCTCCATGCTCGTAGAGCATTGCATCGATCGTGCCACCCTCAGGGACGATATGTCGATAGGTGACGCATTAGGTGACGTGTACTGTCAGTTCGGGTGACGCACTAGGGTCGATTGGTGACGATAACCGTCATTGTGCGTTGCAGTGCAACATATGATCACGGCCTATCGACCCTGAGCTACTTGACATAATCCAGCCCGTCTACCGATAGCCAACTAGAGTTGGCACTCACCTGCAGCATATTCGATATGAGCGATACAGGCAGGTGAAAGGCCCTCGTCCCCACCCGAAAGGAACACCGTTTTCCTAAACCAACGCATGCCAGCAAACCCAGCTCAACCCCCGGATCCACCCGAGATCGTGGATCGTAGGGCAAACCAGGCCCTAACAGCCCCTAGCCAGCCTGTATTCGATCCCAGCCATGGTCCAGGTACCCCCTTGATCCATGACCTAGGCTAGGCATGAATCTAATTAGTAAGAATTGCGCGCAACTAAATCAGTTGATTCGTAAATGGAAGTGATTAAAATTCCTGGAATGTTAACGAATCATGAATGCCCGACCATGGGTGAGTCTACGTTCGAGTGTGTGCGTATAGTCTCCCCCGGAATTTTTCCCCCGATTCCCTATTTCCATACTGAAATACTCGGAATACCGTCAGAATGGTCATAATTGACCATATTCTTGAATTCCATCGAAAGACGGGTGAAGATGCGGAAAAGGGGAGAAGACATGGCAGAACGTGGAAAAACGGGGTTTACAGAGCAACAAGGGCGTATCCTACGCAATATCAGGACTGCGAATGGCAGACGGTTGATGGAACGGGTGTACCGAGGGGAGGCTGGCAGGGCGGGGGCAGTCAAGGCGAAGTGCTATGACTGTGTGGGTCACGAAGATCTTCATGCACGCGTGGGTCACTGTGCTTCGACGGGGTGTCCGTTGCATGCGTTTCGCCCGATCCGGTGTTCCCACACGAACGAGGAGTGTGATAAGCTGAAGTAGCAGGAGAAAATGCGCATGGGAAAAAAGGAAATGGGCGATGACGCGAAGGTAGCTGTTGACAAGTTAGCGGGACCTAACGACGAGCATGGTTTGGAAGCTGAATATGAGATCCTTGACCACATGCCTCCAGGCACCGACGATGAGTACTCTTGTGCCTACATGGACAAGGAGTCCGGGATCAAGGTTCATGGGTCGAGCGAAGGCTCCTCCCTCCGAGGATATCTTGGCCATTTCGCTGGAGATTCCGTGTTGAAGGCGGGTCACAATACTTCTGAGAAGAACATGCTTGGCGCAGCTGGTAAACGGCCTTCGGCACCATCGATGAAGATGGGTGGAAAGTCAGGCAATGTGGGTAAGATGGCGCGCCTTGCTGAGACATCGAGTCATGTGGGTTTCAGCAAGAAGAAGTCCAAGTATGGCTGCTAGAAAACCATCCTCCCATTCTCGCATGAAGGATCACAAGTACCTCGGTCATTTCTCGAAGGCCAAGTACCTTGATCGTGGTCACAATGACGTGGTGAGTCCTGATCTCCTAGCTCAATTGGGGCTCTCGTCTAATGCGACGAAGGCGATGTCGGCTGACCAGGCTGTTCCGCCGCCGGCCTCTGGTGGGGTGGTCAATGCTCCCATCATCGCTGATGATCAGGCTATGAAAGCAAAGCAAGCCAAGCTACCCTAGGTCCATGTTGATCTTCGATGGGGTCTTACAAGATCCCCTTTCCTATCGCACAAGAATCATGGCGGAGCCATTCACCGAGATGACTTATCAGGGAACCACCTTCCCCGGCATGAGAGAAGCCCCCGTCACCACCTTGGAATGGGCAGCCCTGTTTGCCCTCACCCCTCGCTGCCTGTCCCGCCCGAAGGGCTCTGCCTTCCGACTCAGTTCCCCGAGCGGAGCACCCAATCCCGCATGGATCCACTCCGATGAATCCATCTCCACCTTCGCTGCCGTTTTGTATCTGACTCCGGATGATGCTGGGCAGGGAACCTGCTTCTGGGCTCACCGTGAATGGGGTTCCGTGAACGACGGCACTCGCCCCTGGGCGACGTGCTCGGAGGATCTTTCCGTCTGGACTCCGCAAGTATTTGTTCCGGGTTTATTTAATCGTTTATTAATCTTCGATGCGAAGTTATTTCACTCCATCTACCCCAAGAAGCCTTTGTCTGAACGGTTGGTCCAGGTCTTTTTCTACGATTGAGATAGGACAGAACCGTGGGCCTAGTTCGTCGATGATGGCAAATCCATTCGTCCACTTACAATATGTAGTTTCTCGGTACTTCATAGGTGTGGAATGTCGATCTGCTGCGAGTCCTGCGTTTAATTCCCAAATAACTTTTCCATCTCCTCGTGCATGGTACACAACTCCACCAACGTGAGTGTGTCCTACTACACAAGATTCATTGAAATACTTTGCGTGATCGCCAAGTTTTGCGAGCCATCCGTGATGGAAAATTATACCTTCCAATTTTATTTCTGATTTCGCATCAGGAGCGACTATTACTTCTGGGAATCTAAAATACTTCTTCATGTCCATGAATGTGAGAAGTTCAGGAGCTTGGTCTAGGAGACGCTTCCATGGACGTGTTTCATGGTTTCCTAGTAACATAATCATTTGTGCATGGGATTTCTTTAGCTTTCGTACTTTATCCCAGAATTTTGTTAGTTTTTCAAATGATTCTCTGATTTCATCTTCTGGCGTTATTAGATCGTGTGTGCGTGCAAATCGTGATGCTGAGAAGAAATCAAACGCATCTCCCATTTGTACTATGTAATCGTAATCTCCTCTCACTAATTCGGTTAAGAATGCCTGCTCCGTCTTCGGACATCCCCATTTCTCATGCTTGTCACCCAAGATTAGAAAGTTTTTATTCAGAAGAAATTACCCTCAACATTCTAGGTTGGACGAATTGCAGTATTACCCCAGCGTCATCGCATACAGGGCATGAGTTAAGTCCATATTCTGCTACGAGATAGTCGTCGTCTCCACCTTTACAAACTTTGCATTGCACAAGATTGACGTAGAAATCTTTTTTCTTTGTGTCATCACCGAATGAGGTGCGAATTTTTAGATCGTAGTGTCTTGGTTCTCTTAGAAAGACTGTAGTTTTGGATGCCTCTCCCATTATTCTATTTTATAGTATAATCATAGTAAGTGATGAGTGAAAAAGAAGATTTTTATATTGATTCAGTGTTAAAAAAGGATCCTCAGCGAAAATTTGCCATGCGTGGTGGTAAACGGGTCTATGATCCTGATGAACTCCTTGCTTTAAAGCGCTCTGGATTGCCAAAGCCTGCTGATTGTACTTGGGCTCAGTGGAATGGACCGAAGCAGGGGCTCACTGAGCGTATGAAGTGGATGGCTTACCTTCGTGTCAATGGTGCTACGAATGAGAATATTGCTCGTGAAGTAGGAATTTCATTGTCTCGTGTCTCAATCATTTCTTCATCACCACGATTTAAAGAATACGTTTCATACCTTCGATACAAGATCTTCGGAGAAGACACAGAAGATCGTCTAAAGAAGCTTGCTCCGTTATCAGTTGATGTGATCACGGAGACACTTAAATCATCTATTGAGAAAGGTTCAGTCAAAGCTGACGTAGCCTTCAGGCTACTTGATCGTGTCTACGGTAAGCCTCAGCAGAAGATTGAACATACTGGGTCTGGGATTCGGGAATTAATTGAACGCATCGATCGATCAGGTCGTGAGGCTAATGTTATTGAGGCTGAATATCGTGATGCTAAGGCTTCACTAGATAAATCTGATCCTGCTGTTGTAGAATTTATTAAAACTTTACCAGGGGTGGTTTCTGAAGAAGAAGAAAAAGATTCGTCATAAATCTTCTATGCGTATGAAGGTCGGTTCTAATTTGGAATTGTCTTCTTTACATTTATTGCAAAGTCTAATGAAGAGAGAAGTAGATTCGAAAGATTTGTTGCACTTTAAACATTTCTTTCTTTTTTTATTTCTAGTTTTAATTTTTCTAGCCATATTATTTATTTTACCAATATGAAAAAGCGTGGACTATTTGATTGGAGTAAGCAAATAAATCCTCGTCGTGAGGATGTAGTACCGCCAATTTCTTTTCGGAATAACGCACAGAAGCGTGTTGACAGGCTTGGAAATTCTTCTATGCTTACAGCACAGGGAACTCCTGATATAAAAGCGCTTCGTGCTGATTTTGCGGAACGCATGAAGCGTATGCGTAGGGGGCTGAAATAAGATGCAAGTAACAGTTGAAGGTGGTTTAGCTACTGAGAAAACTCTTTCTTCTTTACTTGCTGCAAGTGGTGTTATTCCAGGGGTAAATGCAACACTATCAAACGTTGCTGCTTCAACCTCATCAGTTACTATTCTTGCTTCCAACGCTTCTCGTAATGGTGGCATATTAGTGAATGACTCTACGTCTATCTGTTATGTTAAGTTTGGATCTACTGCATCATCCACCTCATTCTCTGTAGAGATGCCGGGAAGAACTGCGGCACAGTCTTCAATATTATTCTTAGAAAATGCTCCAAATTACATTGGAATAATCACAGCTATCTGGGTAACTGCCACAGGATCTATGCGTGTGACGGAGTTCGCATAATATGTATCTAACCACCCCAAGCACAGGCGGCGGAGGCGGTGGGATTAGCGGTAGTGGTACCGACAATCATATTGTTCGGTGGGATGGAACATCTGCCGTCCAAGACTCTTTAGTTATTATTGACGATGCTGGAGCAGTGACAGGATCTACGTCAATCACCATGGGTCAGACGACGTGGAACAACGTCAACGGGATGGTTTCAACCCAAGACCTTAGCTTCACTTGTGGAAGTAATTTTGATTTAAATTTCACTGGTGGCTTTGCCGTAAGCAATGTGAATTTCGTTGCCTCTGGTGGGGCTGTAAACATTGTAGCTCAAAATGATTGCACCTTCGGTAGCGTTGGAGGTGCCTTTATCTTCAATAGTGGAACCTCCATTGATTTAAATGCTGGAACACAAATCAACGCCAATCAAAACATTGTAATGGGATCTAAGGCTATTCTTTGGGGAACCTCAAACGAGGGCTCGATAAGCTATGACGGCATTGGGTTCATATTCAATTCCGGTCCAACCGTAGCAAGTGAAATGGTCGTAGGCACGACATCGGGCACTGCTGATAGAAACCTTCGCGCATTTCGCATGGGTCTCCTAGGATCAGCTACATCGGGCACTGTGGGGCTTAACTGTGTTGTTACCGGAGCTGTAAGAACGGCGCTCAATTTCATATTTACAGTAACATCGGGAACCATCCTTGCTCCGCTAGTTTTAAATACTATTAACTCAACCAGCGGAACTGCGACCATATTCGCTAACACGTTCGAGTATACCCACAATACAACAACGGCTACTGGCTCAGTCAGTATTGAGATGTTTCGCGTCAACATGGGTACGGCTGCCGCAATATTATTACCTGCAACTACACATTACATTCGTGGAATGACCCTAGATTTAACTGGAAAAGGTGCCGGTGGGGTTCATGTAGCTGGTGCGATAATTAGAAATACAGGTATTTTTCAACCTCGAATGACCCTTTATGCGGGTGCAGCTACTAACGATAATAACGGTAGTTTCTGGGGCGATGACGTAGTTCTTCAAAGCGGGACAAAGCTGCTTTTTGAAGGTAGCGAAACACACGCATCAACCTCTCTTACTATCACCAAGGGCGACACCTATATGGTGTACGATACAGGGACGACTGAACTTCAGACATTTGTAAACGGTGTAAAAGTTCTTAGTGCTACGAGTACGGCCATTAACGCACTTGTGCCTGTCACTGGAGTTGCAAACTTTGCTACTGCGTCGGTAGATTTTGGATTCGCTTCAGGAGAAGGGGGCGATGTTGCGACTGTTACCGTCGCCGCTACTTGGGTTCTAGCCGGATCAAAAATATTATGTGTTCCATTCGCAGTTGCCACGGCGGATCATGACCCCGAAGACTATGCACTTGAGGGTATTACGGCCTATGCTACAAATATTATTGCAGGTGTTAGTTTTGATGTGATCGCCAGTGCGCCTAATGGTACATTCGGTTTATATACAATTCATTGTGTGGGAGTTTAAAAAATGTCAGTAATTATCAAATCAGGCGCTACTAGTGACACATTAACAGTAGATACAACTTCTAAGGCAGCAAGAACATCTTTGTATGAGAGTGGTTCTGCAACTGCTTTAGATAAAACAGATAAGCTTGCTTCTGGTTGGACTTCTACTAGTAAGGGCTTACCTGTCATGGGTGTTGATTATAAAACACCACGAGCAATTAGAGTTAACTCCGATGGATCTCTGCCAGCACCTGAATCACTTGCATTTTTAGAACAAGTTGAAGGCGCAACACTAAATACTGTGTTGTGGACTAACACCAACACGACGATGACCGTTGCTCAAGCTGCTGGGTTGATTACTTTAAACAACTCAGCAATAACGACAACAACGACGGGTAACCTACTACTTTCTAATAGATCATTCGCGATTACATCTCGTGGAAAAATTATTTTCCGATCACGTCAACGGCACACAGCACACGGGACTAATAACTTAATTGAGCTTGGTTTCGGCACCACTGCAAGTGCCACGGCTGCGGGTATTGGTACTGGAGCATGTTGGAGAAAAGATGGAACAGGCCAATACGTTCCGGTTATTTCGGTTGTTAACGGAACAGAAACGCTTGGCACTCCAATTTCAAACGCTACGTTTGTAGCCGCAATTCCTGCGACGGACTATGCAATTTTTGAGATTGAAATGGAATCGTCTCAATGTACTTTTAGGATTCTTACTTCTCTTGGTGTTCTAGTTAACGAACAACAAATAGACCTAACTGCTATTACCGGGAACTATCAAGCTACACACGTTCAAGCTATGATTCGTTTGTATCATGCAGGAGCAGCCGGTGCCGCTACACAGGCATTGATTGCAAATGCTTCTGTATGGGTAATGGATCAATTACAAAATAAATCATGGCCAGCGATTCAATCTGGTTATGGATTAAACTCCCTTGCAAGCCCAACAGCATACACACAGCTTGCGAACTGGACAAACTCCGCAGCACCAACGACAAGAACACTTGCAAACGGAACGGCAGCAGAAACAACGCTTGGCGGATTACTGGTAGCTAACTCTATTGCTGGCGGTAACACAGATTTGATTATGTTCGGGTTCACAGTTCCATCGCCGTACACATTCTATTTCACAGGAATTAGAATCTCCCCACCACTCAACCAAGTAGTTGCCGTGGCTACTACCGCGACTCTATTTATTTATGGGATGTCAATCAACAACACCGCACCGACTAACTTGGGATCAGGTACACATTTCCGTGTAGGGCTTCAGGGATCGCATAACGCTGCAATTGCGTTAGCTGCAAACGCACAATTTTCGGGCAACGACGTTGTGTGGACTCCCGCAACTCCTATGGCGGTCGCACCTGGTCGTGGTTTAACTGTGTTTTGCCGAGAACTCGTGGGTACTGCCACAGCAACGGAAACATATTTATGGTCGGTAGCAATAGATGGATGGTTTGAGTAATGGCTTTGTTTAAGGAAATAACCTCAGACTCAGGAGTCGTAGCCACTTATCATAAGATTGTAAGTTTTAATGACAATCGTCTTAGTAAGGTTGCGACAATTGAATTGTCTTCTTTCCTTAGTGAAGCAACAAAACACTTAGAGCCTATTTCCTCACAGACGTTACTATTTGAAGTAAACGCAACGCTTCCATATGAATTTGAAGCAGTTTATATGGATGTTGTTGGTATGAATCATATTAAGAAATGTTATGACATCATCAAAACAATGACCGACTTTATAGGAGCGTTAGACGTATAATGGCACAATTCTCAATCACACTTACAGTACCAGACGGAACGGTTGCATCGGCGCTGGCGGCACTTCAAGTTGACTATCCGTTGCATCAGGGTGAGACAAACTTGGTTTACATTAAGAGAGTGATTAAAGAATTATTAGTAAGACAAGTAACAGAGGGGCAAGCTAGGATTGCTCAAAACGCAATAACATTGCCAGACCTTGGAGTTGTAACGTCATGAATAAAGAACGTATTGATGCTGCTATTAAGAATGTAGAGTTAATGTGTGAACAGATTCAGGCGAATCTAAAGACACATCAACAGCTTCAGAGTGATTTACAGATATTAAAAGATCTTCAAAAATTTTGGTTAGAAAAAAAGGAAACATCTGAATCAGTCTGAGTCATCTATTCTCGGGAGAATCCAGTTATTCAAGAATGATCCTTGGGCTTTCCTTACTCATTGTGTTTATACGATTGATCAGGCGGACAAGTTAGATTCAATCAAACGATTCCCGTCTGATCTAAAGTATCTTGAATACTACACGCGCGCATGGCAGATGACGGATCGTATTGCTATTCCGAAGTCTCGTCGCATGCTTCTCTCGTGGGTGAATATTGCACTTCATCTTCACATGGCTATGTTTAACATAGGTAAGGCTGTGGCATTCGTATCTAAGAAAGAAGAAGATGCTGATGAATTGATAAAGAAAGCAAAATTTATCTACGATCGTATTCCTGAGACTGAGATACCTAAAGAATATAAGCCTCGTGTTGAATATAAATTTTGTCAGATGAATTTTCCTGAACTAGATTCTTCTATTAGGGGATTTCCTCAAGGTGCGGACCAGCTTCGTCAGTTCACCTTTTCTGCTATAATGGCAGATGAAATGGCATTCTGGGAAAACGCTCAACTTATGTATGCAGCTTCGTTTCCGACACTTGAAGGTGGAGGTAAATTTACTGCCATCTCATCTCCTGCTCCAGGATTCTTCAAACGTTTAGTTTTTGATCGTCTTGAAGACAATGTGGCTAATGATTCATCGGAGTCAGGATGAAGTTACAACCAGGAGAGCGCGCTTATCCATGTGAAGGTGTAGAAGTTTGGGTAAATCCAAAGAATAAGTTCACTGTATTTCAAATTCATTACTCAGCGGACCCTAAAAAACGCTCTAAAGCCTATCGTGATAATATTAAGTCAGCGATGCCGATCCGACAGTTCATGCAAGAATATGAACTACGTTGGGAGTCATTTTCAGGCTTGCCAGTATTTCCCGATTGGGATTCTAGGGTGCATGGGTCCAAGGAAGGACTCTCACCCGTAGCAGGATTACCTTTACTTCGTGCATGGGACTGGGGATTAACGCCAGCTTGTTTAATATGTCAGATGCAGGAAGATACACTTGTAGTCTTGCGTGAGATTACAGAGATCAACATGGGTGCGGATAGATTTTCAGATAAAGTTCTTGCTATATGTCAGGCTGAATTTCCTCAGTGGTGGAATATGGAACAACATTGGATTGATTTCATAGATCCTTCTGGAGAATTTCGTAAAGATACGGACGAGAATACTTGCGCGCTGATTCTGATAAAGAAGGGCATGAAACCCATTCCTGGAGCGATAGCTTGGGAAGAACGTCGTCAGTCGGTAGAGCATTTCTTAACTAGATCTATTCGCGGTAAGTCATGTTTTAAAGTTGATGCGACGAAGTGTCCCGTTTTGGTTCGTGGGTTTGAGGGGGGTTATCGATATGATGAAAAACATATTGATCTTGAACCTACAAAGGTACGACCATTGAAAGATGAGCACTCACATATACAAGATGCACTTCAGATGGTAACTTCTCGAATACGGACACTAAAGCGTAGTGGAATTGTTTCAGTACCGTCCCCTTATTATGCATTTGGAAAGGTAACTACTCATGGCAGAGATGGTTTCGGAAGATACTGATCAGGAAGTTCTAAGGGCGATACAGGATTACGTTGAGGAAGCGACATATGCGAAGCGTATTCGCATGGAAGATAATTCTCGTAATTTCGACTCTTATCACATGAAGCAAGACTTCTCCCATAAGCGTAAGGGTCAGTCTAAAGAGTTCTTACCGAAGCAGTCGATGGCAGTTGAGCAGATCTCTGCATTCATGGAGCAGGGATTGATTGATGTAGGTCAGTTCTTCAAGGTTGAGCCCATGCCTGGTAATGTGGCTCCTGTATTTACTACGGATGAGATTTCTAAGATTGTTCTAGCACAGTTAAATAAGAATGATTTCCCTGCATACGTGTCGGACTCTTTGAAGTTAGGACTTCTCGGATCGCTTATGATCTCAAAAGTTCATGGATGCATGGTATCTAAATCTAAATTTGTTGTCGAAGATGACCTCAAGGTTGTGGGCAAGGTAAATCTTAAGAAGAAAGAAGATATGGTCTGGCAATTGAAGCTAGATCTAGTCCGACAAGAGGACTTCTTCCCAGATCCTACGGGTCGTGGACTGTATCAGATTCAGCGCATTGAAATGGATAAGCATGAGCTTATTCGTTTAGCTAAGAAGAATACAAAAATTTTCAATATGGAAGCCATTGAGTCTTTGAATGCTATGGCTGAAGGTGAGCAGGATAATAGAAAGTATTCTGAGACCAATCAACAGCAAGACATGATAACGCGCTCTCGTCGAAAACCTGTCATCGTTCATGAACTCTGGGGGACAGTGCTAGATTCTACTGGCAATGTTTTACGAGAAGATGTCGTGGCGTCATCTGCAAATGAGAATCAATTGATTCGTAAGCCATCTGATAATCCATTCTGGCATGGTAAGTCTCCATTCGTAGTATCTCCGTTGATTCGGGTTCCAAAATCTGTCTGGCATCGCGCACTAATGGATGCTCCTACTGCGCTAAATGCTATTGAGAACGAGCTTTACAATTTAATGCTCGATGCTGGAATGATGTCCGTTCACGGTATTCGTCAGCTTCGTGAACAATGGTTAGATGATCCTTCGCAAGTGAAGGAAGGCGTATTTGCAGGGGACACGTTGATTGTTAATTCTTCCTGCCCTCCAGGCGGCAAGGTTCTTGAGCGTGTGGATTCTTCTGAAGTTCCTGCTGAAGCAATATCTGTGTTGAATCTTACGGATAAGGAATTTCAGGTATCTGCACTTACGAATGATCTTCGCTTGGGCATACTGCCTACGCGCGCGGTGAAGGCTACGGAAGTAGTAGCAGCGAATCAGAGCATTTCAGGGATATTCTCTGCAATCGCACGCATTGTCGAGTCGACATACATTGAGCGCATCATTGATCTTGCATGGATGAATACGGTTCAGCATTTCCATGAACTTGATCGAGATGAACTCATTGCACTTATTGGAAAGGATAGAGCGAATGAATTACTGGCGTTATCGCCGGAAGAGATATTTGCGGGTTCTGTTAATGGACACAAGTTCAAGGTATTCGGTATATCTCTCACGCTCGATAAACAAAAAGATTTCAGAAAGCTTACGTCCTTGCTTCAAACGATTGCGGGAAGCGAATCGCTTGTCCAAGCATTCACAGAGAAGTACTCGTTTTCTAAGTTACTTGGAGAAATCGTCAAGTCACTAGATATGAATGAGGAGAAGATTAAGATTGATGCCGCTTCGCCGAAAGATATGGGTGAGAAGCAGGACATTCGACAGATGTTGATGTCACAAATCATGGGCGGCAAAGGTGCAGGTGGTGCGCAGCCAGGGGAACAATCTCAGATGCCGCAAGCTTCGGCAGGGAGTGCTAATCCTCAACCTGGAGGCGAAGCATCGCAGTTGAATACCGGAATGATTCCTACTGCTGGAGCAAATAGATGAGCCTAGATCCGAAAGCGTACGAGGCTGCGAATAAGGGACGAGTCGCTTCTATTCTGATTTCTAATCTTTCGCCATATATGGAGACAATGAGAAAACGCTTGATTTCTGATCTCATGTCCCATTATCGTGAAGGGAAAATGGATGCTGTGTTTTGTTTCTCCCGAATAGCAGCATTATGTTCGATGGATGATCTTGAGAACATGCTGTCATCTGCAGTTCACAAGGGAGAAAAAGTTACGGGGGAATATAATAATGTCTGATAATCAAACTACTAATCCTGAAGTTACTGCACCTGCAATCAGTGATATTGCACCAGCTGCTGCGCCTCAGGCTGCGCCACAAGTTCCATTTAAATCAGTTCAAGAATTGATGGATCATAATGAGAAGATGCGACTTCAGATTCAGCAATATGACCAGCTTCTACGTAGTGCTCAGTTAGGCCAGCAGACGACTGCTACACATACGGCACCTGCTTCTACTGGTATTAAAGATATTGGTGACATGTGGTGGGAGAATCCTGCAGAAGCAGTAAATAAGTTGAAATCTGACTTCGATAAAGAAGTTGATAAGAAACTTCAACAAAAAGAATATGAGCGTAATTTCTGGGAATCTTTCTATACTTCTAATCCAGATCTTCGACAATTTAAGGACGAAGTGAACTCGATAGCTAGTAGGAATATGAAGTCATGGTATGATTTACCTACAGACGAAGCTGCGAAGAAATTATCCGCTTCGACGAGAGATTATATTAAAAGTGTTCGCGATAGGATGACAGATGGTAAACCAATGCCTGAGCGAGGCTCCGATGTTACACTTGGAGCGACTCATCAGGAAGTTCAGATGCCTGTTTTATCCCCAGAGGATGCAGCAGGTGTTTCCTTTGTTGACCAGATTAAATCCCTTCGTCGAAAAGCTACTATGTCTTCTTAACAAAAGGCATCCCTAGCGGGGGCATAGTGGTATTGGGTGTCCAGCCAGGAATGGTAGTGGGCATACATGGAACAGTGCTATTGGGGTGAAGTGGGTTCCCACGGATTGTGGGGTTCCTGCGCTACAATTGGAGGTAGCTAATGGCTACATTTACATGGGGTTTTGATGCCCCAAGTGGAACCTTCAAGCAAAATGCCCTTTCATCTCTACTTCGTAATGCTGCAATCGCTGAAGCGAAATTTTTGCAGTTTGTGAAACCAGAGCCAGGGTATGGGAAAAAAATGGGTGAAAGTGTTACTCTCACTCGTATTTCCAACTTGACGACTCCCACAAGCGGACGTTTGACAGAAAACATTAAGATTCCTGAAGATGCATTGTCGATCACGACTGTATCTATCACGGTATCTGAGTGGGGCCGCTCGGTTCCATTCACAAGCTTCTCAGAAGATCTGATGAAGTTTAATCTTGAGAACATCGTGCAGATGAAGTTGAAAGATCAGATGAAACTGGTCCTCGACAATGCTTGCTGCGATGCTTTTCAGACTGCAAAGATTAAGTATGTACCTACTGGCGTAGCCTCAAATTCTATCGCTACGAACGGAACGGCACCTACTTCAGCTCTTGCAAACCTAAACGTATTCCATGCTGAACAGATTCGTGACTACTTGTATGCGAATCTTTTCGCTCCAGGCTACGAAGGTGATGACTATATTGGTCTCGTGTCTACAAAAGGTAAACGCGGACTTATGTCTGATCCAGCTTGGGAAGAATGGCATAAATATACAGATCCACAATCGAAGTACAATTCTGAAGTCGGTAGACTTGAGAACATTCGATGGATTGAAGTTAACAACACTGGAGCATTGTCGGGATCTCTCGGCACTGGTTCGGTCCTTGGTGAAGCTGTTGTCTTCGGCGCTGACGCTGTAGCAATGGCTGTTGTGACAGATCCAGAATTACGAGCAATGATTCCACAAGATTTCGGTCGCAGTAAGGCTGTAGCTTGGTATGGTGTCCTTGATTTCGGTATTATCTGGGATACTGGTAACCCTGGTGAAGCACGTATCGTGCACGTAACCAGCACCTAATAGGAGAGGGGAAATAATATGTATACAGAAAAAGGTAATATGCTTCTCCAAATCGGCGCACTCGGTCCACATACTCTTTCGGGTACTGGACAGTTTGGCCGAGTCATTGCTGGTCGTAACTGTGTAGTTCGTCGCGCGTACGTTGTACTCTCGACAGCTACAACTGGTGCATCTGCAACGGCGATTGTGAAGATTCGACCAATCAGTGGATCTTCGTCAGGTGAAGTAACAGTTTCGACATTGACCATTCCTAACCTTGCAGCTGGAGTAACCTTGTATAAGGATTTCTCTGGTGTAGTGGTTAAGGAAGGTTATGAGATCTGTTTAGATGTGACAGTAGCGGCTGGTGCCGGTGCTGGACATGTCTACTTCTTAGTTGAAGAAGATCCTGAGACTCTTGCGAATCTCGGAATGACTGCTTCTGCTTAATTGATTCGATTGGTCCTAGCTTATCTGCTTAATCCTTCGGGGTAGGCTAGGACCTTTCGTTCCTACATAGGAGTTTTAAAATGGCTGATATAGCTGCAAGTGATGTGACTTATACCGCTAACAATGATCGATATGGAAAGAGCGTTCTTGCTGGTAGTGGAATGCGTAAGAATGATGTGACCGTTGCATTCGGTAACGGAGCGCTGACGTATCCTGCTGGTGGAGTACCACTGACGAAAGCGAAATTGGGATGTCCTAATTTCCTTCAGTCTGTAGAAATTTTTGATGCATCTAGTGCTAATGGTTTTCTATATAAATACGACCGGACTAATGAGAAGATTCGTATTTATCAGGGTGATAACGATAACGTTGCAGATGCTGCTTTGATTGAACTCATTGGCGGTTCTGCTGCACCGGCTGCTGTTTCACTCAAGGTAAATGCAACAGGTTTCTAGGGAGTGACGAGATGGCTTTTGATTATACAACTGATGTTAGGGATAAGAAGACCGGCAAGATAGTTGCCGAACAGCACTATGTTCGTGTGACAGATTCTAAAGGTACACGTCTTGAGAGACCACCGGGATCTGGTAAGTGGTACACAGAGAGTGGCGAATTAATTAAATCCCATGACATGGAAGTTGAATCTTCGAAAGCTGCCAAGGTATCTAGCTCTAAGTAAGAGCGAGAGGGATCTGGTGCGCTTCTGGGACAGTTTAGCGGTTACACCGAATTTTTTACTACGTCCTACGGGATAAAGGCAAAGACTAGCGTTCTTTCGCCTGCCGTTGGAAAGCAGATCCTTCTTTATTCAGCAGCCGTTCACAATCGCTCTGGATCCCTCGCCAGCCTTGGCCTTCTGAGAAAGCTCGCATTGCGCGATTGGAAGATCTACACGGTCACTGGTTCAAACAATGACGTGACGACATCCATTCAGGGTGGAACTCCGGTTTCATTCTTCGCTAGTAATGGAAATGGATTCTTGATCGCATGCGACAGGCCATTTGGACTTGTTGGTGTGAATGTATCGACTGCTGATTCTGGAGATGGAGTATTTGTAGCAGAGTATTTCAATGGGTCGTCGTTTGTTACACTTACGACTATCGAGGTACAGACCGCATATGCACTTGGAACCAAGCTTCATGTTTTTCTTAGTCCTATTGATTGGGCTGTGTCTTCTGGCATCACAGGAGTGACGAATGGGTTGTATTGTGTGCGTTTTAGATCAACTACAGCGCCTAGTACAACACCTGCTTTCAATGACGCATGGGTTGGATCATTCATAACATTCCGTGAAGATGTAGCTGATAATGGATATCTTGGGATTGAAACCTATGAGAATCGTCCTATAGTATTTGAGGGACAGGAATCATTATTACCGTATTTCTCTGGCACTGCTAATGCGGCGAATTACGTTGAGGGATCTTTTTCGAAACACGATTGATAGGGGATAGATATGGATAAGGGAAATAAACCGTTTTTAAGTGTGCAGATTGATACGTCGGCGAATGCGCTTGATGGAACGTACGATCAGATTTCTGCAGCACTTCCGCAAGAAGCAGCGAAGGTAAGATTCTCTGCATCTGCTGCAATGGGAGTTATCTTGGCAGTAGGAGCATCTTCATCTGAAGTAGTTCAGTGTTGTATGGCAGTGCCTGCTCAAGGATCTACGGAGACGATGATTGTAATTACTAAGGGTGTAAGAGTAGCAGTGAAGTCATTATCTGGAGCATCTATTTCTGCTGGGATTTACTCTTTAGATTTCTTTCACTAGGAGGTTCTGATGTCTACACTTCGGTCCATGAAGGATATCAAGCGTAGTGTGCTTCGTCGTGCAGGTGAAGTTGTAGACGGATCGTCGTCCTATGATGCAATAGCTGAGGAATACATTAATAATGTATTCTTCTCTATTCTATCGGGATCATCAGAATTTGAATTAGATCTTGGCGAGAGATGGCAATGGGCGAAGAATAAGAATCCCGGAACCTTGGTGCTACAACCCGTCTACGCAAGCGGCAGTGTTTCTCTTACGGCTGGATCTGCGTCGGGAACCTTTTCTATTGCTCCTGCTGCGAGCCAGGTCAACCGCTACTTGAAGATTGATGGGCGGCAAGAGGTTTTCAGAATAACAGCACATACTGCTGGCGCTAGTCCATTCACAATTGAGTGTGCCTACACTGATACTACGGGTGCGGCCCTTTCGTTTAAGTCCATTCCTCTTGAATACGAATTGGATACTACAGTCTTGCGGCTCATTGATGGCTTTACTGTTTATAAAGCTCAGAACCTTTTTGAGGATCGGGAGTTTAAGATCTACGAGACGGATCTCTACTCTCTTAACCGTGATTTCCCTCTTACGTTGATTGACCAGGGAATTCCTACTAGGTTTGCAAAAGTCTTTGAAGATGATGGGAAGATTACTATCAGATTCAATAAGTATGTGGATGTTACTACAAAGCTCGATTACGATTTCATAGCTTTCCCAAATGACTTGCGAGTTAAAACCTTCGCTGACACTGACGTTACTGTTGGAACGGATTTGATTACAATTGCGTCGCATGGATTTCGAGATGGTGATGCGGTTCAGTTTGAGAATGCGGATGGAGCATTACCTACTGGCCTTTCTATAGAGACAACGTATTTCGTGGTGTCATCTGCATCAGGGACATTCAAGGTGAGCGCATCTCGTGGCGGTACTGCTGTAGACATAACGGCTGCATCAGGTGGTGGAACACATACGGTCTCTACAGTACCTATTTTACCACGTGAGCATCGGGTGTGCCTTGAGTACCCAGCTGTGTACTGGATCATGGTTGATAAGTCTGATGACAGGGCTGGGGCTTACATGCAGCTTGCGCAGATTAAATTGAAGTCTTTGATTGAAGCTAACAATAAAGAGATGACTCAGACTGGTAAGAATAAGGGACGATTAATACCGCGTCCTGAGCAGACAAAAGAGAAGCGTGTATTTACAGCTAATCCGGGGAATTAATGTCATATAGTGGGCAAGTAGCAACAATACAGCTTGGACAGGGTGGTCTTCGGACGGATGATCCTCAGTCTCAAATTCCTGCGAATGCTCTTATTTCAGCAATCAATGTTTCGTATAGACCGCAACTCCTTGAGAAGGAGCCTGGTTCTGCGCGCTGGAATAAGCGCGGAGCTATTCCAGGTGGTATTGCAGCTTTTAAGGAAGTGTATTTTCAGGAAATCAATCGACGTGTATTTGTAGTGTCGAAACTTGGGAAAGTCTACAAATACATTGATCCCAATAACTACATTGAAATTACGCCGGTTGGTGCAGCGCCAGTATCTCTGAATGTGACAGGTCAGCCTGTAATTGTTCAGGGTGGTCGAGAGTCATCGACGAAGCCTGATAAAATCTTTATCCTTACAGGGAATGATCAGATTCAAGTGATTTCTGGGGATGGAACGACGAGATCGAATATCGCATTGCCTGCTGCTGATTGGCCTAATGGGTCGACATCTTACCCATCATTCGGAATCATTCACAGAGGACGCCTCTTTGTGATGGGCTCATCTCTTAAGAATCCTCATTTCCTGTATGCATCTGATGATGATTCGCATGAAGACTTTCAGAATACGGATATCTACTTTGAAAATATTTACCCAGGTGAAGGTGAAGTGTTATTTTCTGCTGTAGTATTCAAATCGCGACTCTTTACGTTTAAGCGTCCACGCGGAGTATATTTTTTGAATGACGACAATGTATCGAAGGCGCAATGGTTCTCACAGAAGTTATCTGGTACTTTCGGGTCTGCAGCACCATTTGCAGCAGTTCAAGTTCTTGATGATCTCCTGGTCGCCAACTCTGAAGGTGGAGTAACATCCATGCAAGCCGTACAGGCGCTAGGAGACATTGAGTCTTCAGATCTTTTCTCACTCTTGAAGTGTTCATCAGCGATCAGAGATCAGTTAACACCATTCGGATTTCGAGAGAGATGGTCGTATTTCTATCCTGATAAGCAGATCGTGTATTTCTCGTATCGCTCTCAGGGTGGTAGCACGAACGACAGACTTGTTACCATCGACTACTCTATTCGTAATTCTCCACGCGTATCTATTACAGATAAGAACATGCCAGCCTGTCTTAGCTTCATTTCTGATGATCTACGAGTGCAGCGACCGTTCTATGGTGCGGATGATGGATATCTCTATTCGCTAGATTCAGCAGACAGAGAAGTGAAGACACTTGAAGCTCCCCCTGATTCCCCCTCGGCAGCCCTTGCCGGTCTTGGCGCAGGAAACCTGTCGGCGGGCACTTATAGATATAGAACTACTTTCGGCGACTCCACGCGTGAGACTGATGGCGGCTTCATCTCTGCAGCTGTAACTGTTGCAAACCCTGCAGCGAATGGTCAGGTAGCCGTTACGGACATTATTGTGGATCCTACTGGGACTGCGACGAAGCGAAAGCTCTATCGCACCAAGGCATCAGATATTTCTCAATATTATCTTGTTACGACCATTAACAATAATACGACGACTACATTCACCGATAACGTGTCAGACGCTAGTCTTGGTGCCATCGTGCCAACGATTAATCAGTTTGCTTCAGCGTATCGCTTTGAATTTCAGACACCACACATGGATTTCGGTTACATGAATGCGGTATTCGCTGAACAAATGAAACTCTTTGATTTCCTAGAGATCTCATTTGAATCTTCTGGAACATGGCAGATGTCCGTAGATGTATTCATTGATGGTGAATTGAAGGAAACCATTCAATTTCAGACATCACATGGATCTGTACTAGACACATTGGTACTAGATACGGATACAATAGCAGGACGAATTCCGACATCATTACGTAAGCCGTTACATGGAATAGGTCGAAGAATCAGCTTCAAATGTTATAATGTTGGACAAGGACAGAATGTGAAGATTCAGTCACTGAATGTCTATTTCAGGATTTCAGCGCAGCAACAGATTGCATTGAAACCATAGGGAGACGGGGATGCCAGGTTTATATTCACGAATTAAGAATTGGGTAGCAAAGGAAAAGCTACTTTTCTCCGATCTAAACAATGAATTCAATAACGTTATAAATAACTTTGAGCCCCTTAAGTTCGATGACTACTCTGCAAACGTTACACAGATGCAGACTCAGTCTTCTCCTGGTGGAGTGGGATCTGAATCACTTGCTACTACCCTTGCAGGCGAACTAGAGCGTATACGATATGCTATTTCTCGCATCGTAGGTAAAACCTACTGGTATGAGGACCCAGGTACGAACTTGCAATCCGTATCTGAATACCTTGCAGCTTATCTCCCATTTGAGGAGAAGGATGGAATTGCGCAGTCTGTAGTTGATTCATGTATTTCACGTGGCGTGATCATTAATGCGAAGACGTATAATGCTGTAGATTTCTCGACTACGAACCTAGATTCTACGAATAAGAAATTCGGTTCATATTCGGCATCATTCGGATCTGGAAAAGTTCTCGCTTATCCTGGGATGTATGGCTCTAAGAATATAGGTAGTCTTTCTTGTCACTTCAGAAACGTTCTTCCGAATGAGTACATCGCATGGAATCCGAATCTTGGGATTGCGTTGTACATGGATGGTAGCGGAAACATAGTCTCAGAGATCACACAATCTACTGCTGCTACACAGACTACGAAATCAAAGTCTACAGTTACAGGAGTGGGCGGAGCGGGATCAACATCTTTCCAGCATGCTTGCATTCGTTGGTTAACGAACAATTCAGGCAATGATCTATTGAAACTCTCTCTAGCTGGAGCAGCAACAGGATCACAATTGACTGCTCAGACAATCAGAACGAATCCTCACGGTAAACAAGGTGTGTGGTTCTTCGGAATGAAGCCAAATAATCCTACGTGGACGAAATTCTCAGCTATGTCAGTAACTCCAGATGCTGAGTCATCAGTACCTTGGACAGTAGCTGCAGGCTCTGGAGCGAATGGAACCGTTAGCAATGGGATACTCACCGTTGCAGGGCATGCGGTTTATCAGCAGACTGCTAACGTTGACCTATCGAACATGATCATTGATTTCAAAGTACAAGTATCTTCATTTTTTGCTTCATCGGAAAATCATTCGCCAATAAGAATAACTATTCGTGATGATTCGATGGATAGATCTTTTACATTTTATATTGGAAAAAATTCAATCCAATATGCCTTTGGAATAAGTACG